AGGCATGGATGTTATTAAGGGACTTGGGCATCTAAGGGGTGGAGGGAATGGTGCGCAGGTTATTGGTGATACAAATGTTATTCATAATAGCACTACTACTATTATTTCTGCTGGTCAGAAGTCTGATCTTATGGAAGGGTTAGAGAAGATCGCTGAAGTCCACAGATTACATAGTGGCTCAGTTAAAGACGAAAACGGAAAATGAGTTATAGCGAAGAAAGAGGGGAATTAGGTAATGAGAATAGTGAGAATAATGTAACCGAAGATATGGTTACAAATCTCCTCCGCTTATCAGATACATCCAGAAAAATAGCTGACCTAGAGAGATCAAAACTTGCTAAAGAAGAATTTCACAAATTCAGAGCACTCTGTAAGCGAAACCTGTTTTACCTTTCATATTCAATCCTTGGAAATAAAAGATTATCCACTAATCTGCATGGAAATCTTTGCACCCACATACGCACTACTGAACATGAGAGATTCCATTCCTATCTTCTCCCTAGAGGACATTTTAAATCCACAATAGTTACTATAGCGCACGCTATCCAGATAGTGTTGCCCTATACAAAAGAAGATAGACTTTATGATATAGAAGGAGATAAAGAGTTACCTTGGCCACATTTATTGGGAACTGATGCAAGGATATTGATAGGCCATGAAACAGCAGAATCAGCAGCTAGATTCCTTTTTGCTATAACGAATCACTTCCTAACTAATCCTCTATTGATGAAGTTCTTCCCTGACGCTATACCAAGCAAAAGGAAGAATCGAATTAATAAGTGGGAATTAGAACTTCCCCGATCAGAAGCTGCTAGAGGAAATCCTGAACCTACTATAGATACTTTAGGTGTAGGTGCTAAATCTCAAGGACGCCATTATAATTACATAAAATTGGATGATATATATGGAGATAAAGCCAGAGATTCAGCAGCAGAAAGTGAGAACACTCTCCAATGGTTTGATAACATCCAATCTTTCTTCTCCACCTTTGGTAAAGATCATCTCGATCTCATCGGTACAAGGTATTCAAGCGGCGATGTTTATGCCCATGCATTTAAAACTTATGGGAGCAAATTAATATCTTATGTTAGAAAGGTAGAGGAGCCAACAACAGAAGTTGATAAAACCGGAAAAACGGTTGTAATCAAAAAGCCAATATTCCCAGAAGAATTTACTTCTGAAGGTTTAGAAATACTACGTAAGAATAAAAAAGTATTCTCTGCTCAATATGAGAACGATCCCTATACAGGTGAAGGTGGATTCAATACAGATTGGAAGAAGTTCTTCTATTGGAAAGATCGAAATGTTATTGTTGCAATGGATGGAGAGAAAGAATTTCGCATATTGAGTGTTAGAGATCTAGATGTTATATTTTTGATTGATCCAGGTATAGGATCAACAGGTGGATTTTGTGTTACAGGGATGGATTATCTCGGTAACGTGTATGTTCTTGTAGCTATTAGACTTGAACTTAATGCCCCTCAGCTAACAGATTTAGTGTTCCGCCAAGTAATGAGGTGGCAACCAAGGACAGTTGCTATTGAGAGTGATATGTTTGCGTCTACGTTTGAATTCTGGTGGACAGAAGTTATGGCTAAGAGAGGAGTTAGGTTTAATATCACCCCTGTAAAAACAAATAAGAGAGATAAGAATTTTAGAATATCCGGCCTTACTAACTATGCCGAACACGGAAAATTGTTCATTAATGAAAAGCAAGTGGAGCTTAGCTTAGAATGGGCAGAATGGGGTAAGAGTCACGATATTCATATTCTCGATGCTTTAGCCTATGGACCTGAAGTTTGGAGGCCTGGATATAGGCCAGGACAAAGAGAGTTAGTAGAGAGTGGAGTGGGACCCGCAGAGAATGATGGAGTTGATACTGAAACAGGGTATTCCAAAATTAAACTTATGGGCGGAGGTTACTAAAATGGCTACAATGCGTGCAAAATTTCAAGTTCAAAGTGTTCAGCAATACAAAAACGGAACCACAGTAAACCAAGAAACGATTAGGATGACTGCTGTGTCTGGAAATAAGCCATATGGACCAAATGGCGAAAGCGAAGACAATACATATGCCCGTTGGACTCCAACAGGTGAACTCTCAATTACAATTACTAATCCGTCACTATTTGATAAACTTCGTGCTGGCGATGAATATTACTTAGATTTCACTAAAGCCGGAGAACTAAGCAATGTTTAAGAATATTTGGATTCGCCTGGGTGGATGTGTTGTTGGAGCATTAGCTGCTTGGTTATTGATTAAGTTTATGAATGTGCAGGATAATGTAGTTACAGCACATACTCTCATTATCGTGTTAACTGGTAGCTTTATCGCATATGCTCTTGTACACCCGATTTTAGAAGGTTATGTGATTAGTAAGAAGGATGTCCCGCCGCCCAAAGTGTAATGGTCAATTGTTGGATGGAGGGCATTCACAATTGATTTACCAAAGGGAGATTTAAATGTCAGAACATGTTATGCGCGCTAAGGTACAGGTTACTAAAGTTGAGCACTATCAAGGATCACAGCAACAAGTTTTCATGAATCCTGTATCTAGTAAACCGTATGGACCAGAAGGCGAGTGTGAAGATAACACTTATGCTCGTTATAGTCCAAGCGGCGAATTTAAGTTAACAATCACCAATCCTAATTTATTTGGTAAGCTTATTCCAGGTATGAAGATGTATGTTGATTTCATCGAAGCTGAATCATAAATAAAGAAATGCCCTCCATCCTCAGCTTCTTTACAGATCCCCTTTCTAATCTGGTAAAAGGAGCTACAGATATAATTGGGAAGTTTGTTCCTGATCCCGCACAGAAGATAGCGGCAAATATAGAGCTAGCAAAAATCCAAGCTGAATTTCAGAATAAAGCTTTAGATGCAGATATTGCTTTTGCGGCATCTCAAAGAGATGTAGTTGTAGCAGAAGCAAAGTCCGAAAGTTGGATGGCCAGAAATTGGCGTCCTTTAATAATGTTGATGTTTGGTTATATCATCTTCCACAATTACATAATCGCCCAGATCTTCTCGCTGAGAATCCTCCCTATCCCAGACGATTTATGGAGTCTGATGAAGCTCGGTCTGGGTGGTTATGTATTTGGAAGAACTGCGGAAAAGCTTGCTCCACATGTTACTGATGCAATAGCTGCCGCGAAAACTAAGGATGATGACACTTGATAGCTGGACTGGTTTCTGCCACCGTTACTCCAGAGGATAATAACGGGAAGTTTTCTGTTTTGAGTCACACAGCTAACGACAAATACAGAAAAAACGGCGATGATCACAACGGCTGATTAAATGGTATCAGGTGTTTCGGCCAAATGCAAGCTACAGTAGTGTGCATTGTAGCTTGTCCTATACCATAAATAGTTAGAAAATCCCAAGCCCGGCCTTTAATATGAATGAAATTCTACCGAAAGTCGGTGATATAATTGTTCTAAATAGTGATAATTTAGAACTTTATGTGTTAGCTGTAGATGAAAATGAAGGTCTTTGGACTTGTGTAGATCGTATTGGTATATTGCAAATGTGGAATTTTGATGAAAATAAGAATAGTGGTAAGATTGGTGTGAACGTTGATGTTTGTTTTGCTGATAAATCATAAAGAAAATGGCCTATCCTAGAGAACTAAATCTCTCCGCAGAAATAGAACAACGCCTCATCCAGCATATTGAAGATGAGATTTTGATTCATTATGCTGAGCGAAATAGATATATCGAAGATTTAATGCGTTTTCAAAAGGAATATTGGGCCGCTCCCACCGATGAAAAGGCTACATTTCCTTTCCATAACGCTTCTACTATTGTAATTCCAATCACAGCTATCTCCGTAGAATCAATCTACGCGAGAGTGATGACAACTAGATTTGCTTTAGATGATATTGTTTCTGTTCATCCAGTATCTCCTGATTGGACAGAACATGCAGTTCCAGTTGAAAGATTTATGAATCATGAGTTACTTAAAGTAATGAAGATTCGTAGAGAGTTAGGAGATTGTTATCTAACGAATATTAAATATGGTGCAATGGTAGGTAAAGTTACTTATGAAAAGAAAGTAAAGACTTCAGTAAGAGAAGTAAATGGAGTAGAACATGAAGTAGATGTAGTGATTAAGGATGGAGCAGAATTACACTCTATTCCTCCGGCTCGTTTCATTATGCCATTCTCTGACCTTGATCCACAAGTATCTAGGTGGTGTGGCGAGGAACATTCTAATACTCCTTATGATGTAATGCTAATGGAAGCAGGTGGATTATTTAAACCTGGAACCATTATTGATGGGCCAGATTGGAAGAATGATTCTACTCAACTATCAAAATTACACTATTGGATTAATCGAACATATAATATCCAAACAGGTATAGGTGGTAATAGAGTTGAGAGGGCAGAAGAAAGATTAGAACATAGAGAACCGCAATGGCCTAAGAGGATAGATTGGATAGAGTTACAGCTTTCGTTTGATATAGATAACTCAGGACGACAGAAAGAGATAGTAGTTCATTATCATAGAGATGCGCGCTACTTGATGAGTGTTAGATATAATTGGCATTCTGATCTCCGGCGCCAATATAGAACTGCTCCTTACTTTCCACTAGAAAATAGATGGACAGGTATTGGAGTATGTAAACAAAACGAACAATTTCAAAAAGAGATAACGGTTCAACATAGGCAGAAACTAGATAACGGTACTCTAGTTAATATGCGTATGTTGAAGGTACATAAGAATGCAGGCTATGGTGCGAAGGAACCGGTCTTTCCGGGTAAAATGTGGTTCTTGGATGATATGTCTCACATTGAGGCATTCCAGATGGGCGAAATCTATCCATCTGGTTATCAGAATGAACAATCAGATCTCATCTATTCGCAGATGCGGACTGGTGTTAATGAAGTAACACTTGGACAGCCGCAAGTTGGAACTCCAGGTACAGCTACTTCTGATCTTGCACGTATTCAAGAAGGTAATAAAAAGTTTGATTTAATCTATGATAACATGAATGTATTTACTCATGATATCATTATGGATATTGCTGATTGTATTCAACAATTTGGGCCTAGACAGCTCTCATATTTAACGACAGCAGAAAATGGAAAGATGGTTGAAGAATTTTTCCAAATGCCATCCTCTTATATTCGAGATAACATAATCTTAGACTTACGAGTTACATCTCAACAATCTAATAGACTTCTTGATCGTCAAAATTGGCAGCAGATAACACAAGGCATCACAGCTTATATTCAAGGTATTATG